GAGGATTTATCCTCTCGTGCAACGAACGCGTTAAACGTCCGGTGCTATGACCTAATTTTGGTCTGCATCTGATTACCCCGCGCAAAAACTATTCTACCGGAACTCCTGGAAACTGTAGGAGTCAGGTACTAGGACGAGCATTAAGTTGTGTAAGCTATCGTAAAGGAAAGCTTCAAGATAGATAAGCAATTTCTTACTCATCAATCCGATGTGCCCCCACAGGGGACAGGAAAGAAGGTAGGCTAGGTCAAGAATCGGTTGTTAGAGCCTCTGGTATAATAATATCATCGGTTTAGCAACTAGTCGATCCCGACAGGGGGAAGGAAGGCGAGAAAGGGGATAAAGGATTAGAGACATTCGCTAAGGATAGCGACCCAGAGCCGGTGGGATTCCGGACGGCGGGTGTCTTTAAGGTTGTCCGTTCGTGGTTTACCACCCGAGCGGGCGCTGAATAATTCTCCTCTTTTACGTTAAGTACGAGCCTTTGATCGGTTTGCTCAAAAGGCCACCCGTCCCGTGTCTCCCTAGGTGCCTACATTAGTTTAAAGACTGTTATAGGAGCCGAGGGGAGTGCGAGAAGTGGGAGCTGAGAGCAATATAGCTCAACAGGCCACCCATCACGTCCTGCCTAGGCGCCTACATTAGTTTTAAGACTGTTATAGGAACCGAGGGTAGAACCGTGAAGAGGGAGCTGAGAGTGTCGACCAAGTACTGGAATCGGGGGTATGGGGTTACCATACTCTAACGATAAGGTTCTTGGAGCCTAGAACCACAGATCACCTTAATAGGGGTGCCTGCAGCCCTCTGCCCCGGAGATAACATCAACGGCCATTCCGTCTCGGCGTGGAGTATGGCAAAGGAAACTGAATTTTACGGTAACACCCTGGGGTATTACTCAGCCTCAGGTGATTGTTGCCTGTTATTAAAGAAGGACGCGAGACTACTCCTCTATGTATTAAAGACCCTGTTCCGGGGTCTATATGTGGAGTGAGTACACATCTTCCTCTTCTTGGGGCCAACGAGGGCCCTGTTCGTTTAGGGTAGTACGGTTTAAATCTATGGCGTGAGCTACGAAGCAGCAAGGGGGATGTTGTGGAACAAACCCTACCTACTGTGGAGCAACAGACGCGAGCTTTACTATCCCTCCCTATGGGGGGAGTACAATACCTGTAACAAATAACAGATACAATGAATCAACTCTTCTCCAACAAAGCAATTAAGTCTTTGCGGAAGAAGGTGGCTATCGTAAATGGTATGATCTGAAGAAATTCAGGTCGTCCACTGATTAACCTGTTTATCAAAGCAGGTCACTCAGTGGTAGGTTCTAGTAAGTCATGAGTACGTGTATATAAACACTATGCCTATTTTGTGTATAGACTATATAAGAGAGGTGGTCTTCAATACGTAGTTATCTACTTGAAGGCTTGCTCTGTACTCCTTCAGCAGGCTGTTGGGGGGGAAGTAATTCCTTCCACACAGTCTCTGGGGGCAGCCGTAGCAAGAACAAAGCATGGGATCCCGCGTGTGATCCCAGCTCTTATGCGTAAGCGTATCCTCCAGCGGGAAACCGCTGTGATAAAGGTGTTCCTGACACTGTTTAATTTATACAGAGTCATAGAATACCCTGGGAAATTAAAGTTGAAAACAATAACTTCTCCGCCTAAGGAAGACATTCCTATTCAAGAATGGTTCGTTTTCTTGCGAACTGTTCTGATGCCAGAGATAAAGAAGAAATGAGGTAAAACCTCAGCTCTTGCTGCAGCTCTGATATCCGAAGCGTATCGGGCTAGATTCATAAAGGATCAACTCCGTGCTGTTCCTTTCCTGCTTTTCAAAGCATCTCCGTCGTTACCTGAGAAGGGTCCTGGAGAGGTCCCCAAGATCTCTACCTCATTTGACGGTATTGTGGGTAGCGCGTTCTCCCTTTTTGGACATCAGGTTGTTTGACCTGCTTTCCAAGGGTGAGGGCGTGCTACTGGTAATACACACCTATTAAACTGGATTGAAGAGTACGCACTCTGAGCGAAGAAACACTCAGAGGCCGTACCTCAACCCCCATCTGTGGTTAAAGTGCGTTGGGCCAGGCGGGCCTGAGAGACTTACGAGTTTTTCAGGAAAGCCTGGTGATCCGACTTCACTAAACCGCTGTATGAGAGTCGTCCGATAGGTGGACTGGGGTTCAAAGAAGAACCCGCTGGAAAGGTTCGTGTTTTTGCGATGGTTGATTGCTGGACACAGTGGATGTTATATCCGCTACATAAAGCAATCTTCCAACTGTTGGCACAGATTCCACAAGACGGTACATTTGACCAGTCTAAGCCGGTTCACTTTTTATTAAGAGAACTGGAAAAGAGAGGCCTTAATCATACGTATTGTTATGATCTCTCTGCTGCAACTGACAGATTACCTTTGATGCTCCAGGTTCAGCTCTTGTCTCACTTTGTAGGTGATGCACTAGCGAATGCCTGGGCGGCGATATTGGTGGGCCGTGGGTATACGTATCGCGATCGTACCAACGATCGCGCCCATACCATCTTTTACGCCTGTGGACAACCAATGGGTGCGCTGTCCTCTTGAGCTATGCTAGCTATCACTCACCACTGTATTGTGCAGTGGGCTTGATACAAAGTATGTCTCAAGAAGGGTAATGCTTATACTTGGTTTGAGCTTTACGCCGTTCTCGGTGATGACATCGTCATTGGTGACGGTGCTGTTGCCCGGGAATATCTAAAAGTGATGGAAACAATTGGGGTGGATATCTCCTTAGCTAAGAGTTTGGTCTCAGACTCTAAGACCATAGAGTTTGCTAAGAAGTTCTTCACGCCTGATGAGGCTACTCCGATCCCCTTTAAGGAACTGTTAGTGGCTGAGCGTAATTCTAGTGTTTTACTGGAATTTGCGCGTAAGCATAAACTAACTATTCCGGCCATCCTCCAATTAATGGGGTTTGGCTATCGGGTGAGGGGTGACCTACATAAACCACTGATTAAGTTAGGGCGTAGAGTTGCCGTATGTCTACTGGCACTAACTGCTCCTGGCTCACTCTTCGGGAAAGATTTACGGGAATGACTGACTATGGAAAGTCTAGTCAGATCCGTCGATCACAACGATTGAGCAAGAGTCCTTCAGTCGTTCTGGGATACTGAGATCAAGGCATTGGCCGATCGGATCCGGGTTTTACAACCTATGGTTACGAAGGCTAATGCTATGATCATAGTATTTAGGGACAGGGAGTACTACGGGACAGTAGATCCCGGCAGATATGACGTGAGACGTAAGTCCGTTCACCTATTTACCAGTAATCGGCTCCTAATCAATATTCTTGAACAGGATTTCCGTATTGCTGATAGTATAGTGGAACGGATCTACCGTCCTGCATTCCTTTGGACCGGAGACGAGTTTTCTTCATTGAAAGCTAAGGTCTCTGAGCTGGAGGAATTAGGGATGAAGTTCTCTTCAGATCCTTTCGAAGAAATTCGGAAGCTCTGAGAGTTCGTGGATCACGTTGAATCCGCGCTTGAACTATTACCTTTACCTAGGGACCTAGAGTATTCCGAGAAGTCGAAGACGCCTCGTAATGTTCTAATAGCTAGAGGAAAGAAATGGTTCAAATACGCACCAAGGAAAGTATTCGGGAGAGGAAGTTAACAGCTTCGCTCCTCACATGACTTATTATTACTGAAATTTAAAAACTAGTCCCAACACTACAAATAGTTGGGGCAGCTAGTTAAACATCCAGAAACGCATCTGAGCGCAAAGACGGGTCAAGGAAATGGAACATAGCGTGCGAACGCTATGGGCCTGGGGCTTGGCCTGGACAGAGGGAG